AAAAAATCATCATCTGCAACGCCGCTAGTAAATACAGGGACATTGCCATTACTAATACCTGTAGATAACGTAGCCGTTGTCGTAATGGCTGTCCCGTCCAGGGTCATGGCATCAGCGTTGAGCGTACCATCTACATCAGCGTCAGTTCCGACGAATAATTTTTTAGCGATACCGACACCACCGTCGATGATTAAAGCGCCGGAAGTCGAACTCGATGAGTCAGTGGTCAGATTTAAGTTTACAACTCCACTCGTATCGAGCGTAGTTACAGCGGCAGCTGCGGCTGCACCGCTTCCTAAAATACCATCTAAAGTTCCCGTGAATCCTGTTGCTGTGATCTGATCGGTTGCGGTAATACCATCGACAAACAAATTAGCCCAGCGAACACTCGTTGTACCAAGATCATCGGTAGAATCGGTGTCTGAAACTACATTCCCACCATGCGTTGTGACACCAGTCACGGTCAATGACCCACCAATCGTTGCGGCCCCAACTAATGCGCATAATCCAGCACTATCAATTGTTACCTGGAGAGTCGGGCTATCGCCATCACTCCCATCATTCGTATAAATCTGGAGCTTGCCTTTTTGGTCGTCACTCGAACCATCGTGCGAGCCGATGATCTTAACCAGCGTTGATTCTTCCGAGCCTGACTGTAAGCCTTTCCATTGGATCGTGCTTTCGCGTCCACCAGCGGTATCTTCTGCCGTAGAATTTTCTAGCGTAGCCGATGGAGATGCGTTGAATATGAAAATATTATCGCCAGATGCAGACGTTGCCGACGCACCTACCAATTGAAACTTACTATTGCTTGCATCGTAAGCCACCAGGTACATTCCACCGCTTTGTATCTGACCAGCGGCTAATGCAGATTGCGTATTGTTGACTATTGCCACCGCACCGACTGAATCGACATTTAAAGTTGCCGCGCCAGTGTTGGCGTGATTGGCTCTGAACAAATAAGCATCGCCCTGGGCATACGCGGTCACTGTTCGAGCTGCCGCTAATACATAAGCGTTACTTGATCCAGTCGTTGATTTTGTGCCGTTGATGTCCTCATACCAGCGTTTGACTCTAGCAAACGATTCTCGCCATGAGTTATTGACGCCAGATGGTGCCATGTTCTCAGGCATTCCCGCTGGACTCGTAGCATTATTGTCATCTGCTGTGACCGAATAGTCTTTGATTTCTGCCATTGTTTTATCCTAGCGCTTTATAGTTGGAATAAAGATCCATCAAACCAGAGGCTATGCCGATGCCAGAGCCTATGTTGGCTGCTGTGCTGTTGCCGTATTCCGGCTGAGTGGCCGTTGTTGTGCCGCCATAATTTCCCGTGATTGCGTTTTGGTAATTACTCAAATTCATGCCTGGTCTATTTTGATCGAACATGTACTGGTTATATTGATCTGATAGTTGATTTTGAGCTTGTGTATCTTGCATTTGACCTACGCCTAGCATTTGATTGGCGTCAAAATAATTAAGTCCTGCCATGTCAGGGATCTTGCCCATTGCTGAATCTTGTCGGCCACGCTCAGTCGCATAGTTTTGACCATATACATTTGTTGCTAATCGTCCTAAGGAATCGCCTAGCTCGCGCTGTGAATTAGCCATCATGTTTTGATACAAACCAGAACCATAGCGGCCCCTAGAATCTGCGCTTGCCCCGATACCTGGAGCTACAGCCTCTTGATAATTGCGCGTGACGTTATCAGCCGCCTGGTTGTACATTTGATCTAGATAAGGGTTTGAATTTAAAAAATCGCCCGACAATGTTTGCCCGAGTAAGTTCTGACCGACACCAATATTAGGGCTACCTGCCATTGCGGTATTTTGTATGTTGCTCAATGCGCCTCGGGTTGTGTCGCCAAAGCCCGCAACTGTTGATTGACCAAAACCTTGAGGGCCGCCAGTTTCGTAAAGTTTCCGCGCTTCCGCAAAACTTTCATCTAAATACGGTCGCTGACCAGAATAAGGAGATGATGTTGCGCTGGTATTGATCATGCCAGGCGTGGTCACTGGTGCGCCGCCCATGTTTAAAGCGTTTAAATTAGGTTGATAATTGGCGTATTGCAAAGCCATGATTAGCTCCTAGCGTAAGGGTTATAAAAAGATTGATAGTTGATTGGTTGCATTTGCATAGGTGTATAGCCTGTCAAATAGTCTTGTCGAGGCCGTCCTGTCACGGCTGGCGCTTTCGGAGCGCTGTAAGGGTTGCCTGATGCGGTTGCCGCTGCATCTGCATTGCCGCCTAAAGCGTCTGTAACTAGCGAACCAGCGCTTAATGCTAGTTTTGCAGTGTCTAAAGGATTGGCTTTAATTTTGTCTAAAATAGATGGATCTGACACTGTGTCGCCAAGTGATTCAAATTGTGGATCAATTGACCCCATGTAATTTGGCAGGGAGCCAAACGGGTTATTAGCCGAAAATTGACTTTCCCCAAACAGCGCATCAGTCGTTTGATTAGGCACCGTTTCATAACTGAAAGGGTTATTTTGCAATCCAGCAGGATTTGTTAAGTTCTGTAGCGTAACGTCTGCCGTCCCGCCAGGAGGAAATAGCGGATCAGTAGCAGGAAAGTTCTGAGCTAGATCAAAATAATTTGTAGGTATGTTTGTCGTCGGTACATTCAGCGACTGACTGGGAAAACTTGGGTTAATGGCATTTGATACAGCTTGATTTGACAGCAAGTTATTGCCGACTGGCACGTTACTGAACGGGTTATTAACTAAGTTTGTAGGGTTTGTAAGGTTGGACAAAGTATTAGACGCTGTGCCACCTGCAGGAAACAACGGATCTGGCACTGTGTTTGATAAATCAAAATAATCTGTGGGGATGTTGCTGTCCGGCACTACGCTTGGAATATTAGGCTTATTACCTAAATAAGTTCCTCCAGCTGTCAAACCCATAGCCAACGGATCAAAGTCAGTTCGGAAGCCAGTCACCGCCGTGTTGCCCGCTGTGATCAACCCTTGTGACAAAGCACTACTAGGGTTTAACCCACCACCGCCGACAAATGCCTGACCTGCATTAAGAGCGATTTCGCCAGGGCTTTTGCCTTGTTCAGCCCCAATAGCGGCAGCGGTTGCCATGCCGAAATAGGGATTTATGAGCGTTGCGCCAACAGTTACAATCGGCGCTATAAATTTGTCCCAGATAGAGCCTGGCTTATTCTGAAACTCTTGCCCTGTGTAACGCCCGCCGTAATCAAAAGCGTCAAACGCCATGCCCGCTGGCATAGCGTCCGTGATTTGGCCTGTTTTTAAATAATTATCGTAAGCTGCGGCAGCTTCTGGCCCATAGCGTTCACGCGACGTTTGTCCTTGCGGACCGAGAAAGTCTTTCATGCCCTCCCAGATGGATTTATTGCCGCCCATTTTAGCTTCGGATTCAGGTTTTGGACTCTCTGACCAGGGCTTTACGCCTTCGGCATATTGTCCATAGGTTTCCCATATATCCTGATAGCGATCTGTGACGTTGTTTAAATCAACGCCGTAGTTCGTAGCGCCTAACCCAACCATGTCGTAAGGCAGTTCTTTAGCGTCAAATTGCGACGGTTTAACGTACCATGCTGCGTTTTCTACATAATCCGGTAAATTCCACAATGGTTGATCAGAAAAACCAGCAGCCCGCAGTTCATTTTTTTGCGCCTGGACTTCACGAGTATCTGCCACATAATCTTTGTGGGACATTAAATTAGGCACTATGGTTTCTAAGACAGGATCTGTCTGAAACGGATTACCTAAATTAAAAGCCTTGCCTTGAGCTGTGCTATAAGCCTGTAGTTCACTCAGGTCGTACTCGTTTACTTTGTTGTAGTCTGCTGCCCCTTGATTATAAGCGGCCATATAATCAGAGTTGGATGAGAAACTTTCATTAACGGGAAGGCCTTGTTTCCCAGCAATAAGGCCAAAATCACTTACGGATAACATTATCTTAGCCCCTTCGCTGCAATGCTGGCGCGAACACCAAGCGCGTGATCAAACCCACCAGCAATATCGACTCTGAATCTCATATAACGTGCGCTCTTTCTAAAATTGTGTTGCCCTGTGGCGCTGTTTACCGTCACACCTGACGAATAGGATATGTCTGAATTTTGATTGGCTCTGGTCGCCACATAGACGGTATTAACGGCGCTGCCACCCTCAATCAAAGGCAGCACGTTATTGCACGTCAAAATATTGGTGTTTTCGCTTGCCACTTCTTCAGATTCCAAGCGTGCTGTTAACGCCGTCCCAGTAAAATCACCTGACTTATGGGCTGTACTGAACCCATATAAACCAGCTGCACCGCCTTTCCATAAGTCAGAATCTAACGATGCAGGAAGGCTGTCGAGCGTGTAAGTCGTACCACCGACCGAATCTAATCCGTCCAGCGTGTAACCTGGTGATAAACCATCGAATATAATCTCAGTATCAATAACCGCGTAACCCCAACGATCTGATTTCCAGTCGTAAATTAACAGCTCATCGTTACCGGATGAGCCGTTAGGGTACGACCAGACAACCTTCGAGTTGGCCGGATCAATCGCCGCTGAGATGGTGTAATAACTTTCTTTATTTACGCGATCCAAAAACCAGCGGTCGACCTTTTGATCGCCTATAGGAGTCGTGCCTTTCCCAATGTCATAGCGCTGAAAGCCAGAATCGGATAAGAAGAACACACTGTTTCCGTAGCGCACAACAGATCCCTCGGAAGGCGTCCCAATGCCAACCGAGGTTTCATTGAAAGACCAAACTAACGGCGGCCCCTCATAACGCATTTCCCAAATAGAGCGCTCTTGAAATATCACGCCAACATCGCCGCCAGTCACGGCCATGATTTTGCCGCCATTGCCGACCAAATCTTGAAAATCAGCTTGCGTAGCTGGGATCGTTCCCCAAGATGTTTCGTTATTTTGCCCTGACCATTGGACTCTTGTGGGATGCGAGGCAATATCGCCAAGAACAACAAAAGAGCGCACGCCTGTAATGAAACGNGCTTTNGGAGGGCTTCCGCNAAGATCNGCAAATACANNTGTCCCNTCNATNGGNCCAATCTGTATGTTGTCAGCAAAATTAGTCGCAATNACTTGCGTCCCAAACTTTAAGAAATTCCAATTATCTAGCGTATCGTTTGAATAACCACCTGATTTAGATTTATCTGTCCAAGTACCCGCAGCATAGCGATATAATTTAGTCGCATCACCTGCAAACATGCGCACATTGGCATCACCATCGATCATTGCGACCGCGCCTCTGGCTTTAGCAGTCAGCGCAGTGGAATCAGTCGCAAGTGAACCCCAGGAGCGAAAACCTGTCCCATGCGGCTGTATGTTCTGCGCTTCAGTCACCCCTGGCGAAGATAAAGCAGCTTGATCGGGCAACCATTCGCCAAATTTTAACGTGGTTGGTTTGATCATGGCGTGATTGAATCCGTTTTAACGCTGATCGGCCCTTGATTCACACGGCCCTGGCGATAAGTCTCTGACGCTGACCAGGCGGCCACTTTATATTGGTCGAGCCAATCTTTTGAGGTCGCATCGTCCTGGGTAAAGCGGAACGCATGAAACAAACACGCCGCCAAATACACGTCAGGATAATCAGTCAACACCCAGTTGGTCGTATTCGACGCAGATAAAGCCGTTACTTTTGGATAGTAGGACAACTCATAGGCATAGGCCGAATCTGGGGTTACATCAAATTCAATTTTGTCTGAAATAGTGTAGAAACGCGGCAAACCAGCCCCCGAGCGTTGGTAGACGCTTAACTGTGTCGGATCGACATAACGCACAATGCTTGTCACGCCACCAGAGGTTAACGTCAAACGATAGGAGTCTAAATAATCTGCTGGCAGAT